GGCAAGGTTCTCGATAGTTTCACGGGTTATCTCAACCTGAATAGCTGTGCCAATCGCGTGTTTGCAAAGCTCTTCACGGATGATCTCGCCCAGTGTTTTGTAAAAATCAATCATTTCAGTAACCTACTTTAAATAAAGCGGTTAGTTTAACGGCTTTAAATAAGGCGATTTGCCGGTTTTCCTGAAAAAATCAGTGGTGGTGGTAATGCTTGGTGGTAGTGCCATAAAAAACCCCGCCAAGGCTTATCTAGTGCGGCTTGCGGGGCTTTTGGGCTTGGTGGTTACGGGGGTCAAGTTTTTGGCAATTACCGATTCCAACACCTTCACGGCATCGGCAACGCTGCGGGGCGAGACGTTGAGCATTCCGGCGGCTGCGGTTTGGGTTATTGCGCTATTCTGCAAATTTGCAGGTTTGCTAAATTGGTTGCTTCCGTTTCCACCCCTAGGCATATTCGCCAGCTTAAGCCATGCTTGCGCCCCAGTGCCTTCACTAAGTAGCCCTCCAGCATCACCGTGGTGCGCTTAATCCCCCCTTGACGTTTGACTGTCACACCAAAATGCAGTTGGATGTAATCGTCATTAAGTTGAACGGGTACATCCGGTTTAATATCTTGAACGTCATCCTGTTTAATATCATAAACAACGCTATCTTGTTTAATATCTTGAACAGGGTTTAACCGTTCGCAATGCCATTTATAAATGGCCAGCTTTACATCATTAGGCAGGATTTTAGCCTTGCTGGTTATGCCTAACCCCGCCTTGGCTTCTTTAACCTTCAACGCTATCCGCGCCGTGCTTTTAATCGACAAGCCGTACAGAGCTGCGATCTCTTCACCCAGTTTGCCACTACCATCATATTGCATCGAACCACCTGTTTAACATGTTAAATAAAGGGCTATCTTATCATGTTTAACATGTTAAATAATAAGGTTGTTTAAAGTGTTAAATGGACGTGGGTTAAGTGCGGCTATTTGGGCAGATTCTTTGCCTTGCAATTCCGCAAAATTTTGTGGAATAGCATCTTGCTTAAAATCAGGATTACCGCCCCTAGCCCGTCTTTGGCCTCCCTGATCTTGACTGAAATTTGATTCTTGCTTTTTGGTGAAAGTCCGTACAGGGCGGCGATTGCCTCTGCGATCTTGCCTGTGCCGTCGTAGCGAGTTTTTTTAGTCATAATAAAGTTCTCATTGTTATCTGCTAGGTGCGGCTTAAAAAGTCCCCACACCGGCGGGGGTGCGTGTCGCATGGCCTGAACCGTTGAACGATGCACCTGCCATTAATCAGCTTTTGGCATTCGCGGCAATGGTGGCGATCATCAATTGGGTATAGTCGTTTGTGAAACGCTCCACGCCAAGCTGTCTAGGCAAACGTGCGCCCAGCGGCATTTGTCGGGGCAATTTTTGGCCTGCTCAAACTGCGCGGTTGGCGCGGCCCATGCGGGCAGGCCATTGCCGGATAAGCGGGATAAGATGTGCCAGCGCTGCCAGGCCACAGGCGTCAAGATGGTGGGCAAGCGCTTGTGCATCAGTTGCTACAACCGGGAGCGGGAAGTCATTAAGGGCAAAAACCGTAACGGCAACAAGCCGGGGCTTACACTGTTTGAGGCGGCCATCTTTAGCCAAGACCGCGTGGTGTCAACTTATAGCGTCGCATCGGTGCTGGAGGCGGGTATTGCCGCCTTAAAAAGCGGACAGGGCGACTGGACGGTAAGGGCAACATTTTGCCCGCCCCTGTATCAGGATATGGATTTTTTTCAGGCGTTTAATGTGGAGCCGCCCATTACTGGCCGTAAGGCCAGTTACAAGCGGCGTTACCGCCAGAAGGTCATGGCGGAATACCAACACACCCACAACCCTTTGTTATTGCGCGGCATAAAACGGGATAAAAACACCAGTGGGAACAAAGGAAAACAATTGTGCATTTTCCCTTGAGCCGCATGTGTGCCGCTATTGCGGCGGACGCCTGCTGTCAAGGCCGGTTGGCGAGAACGGCACGGAGTATGTGTGCGCCCAATGCGAGGCAAAAATGACGGGGGCGGACGTGCGCGTTTTGTGCGCGTGCGGGGTCAAGGTCCACGGCAAGTCGCCGTTTGCCTGCCAGACTAATGCGGCGGGCAGCGTTGGCCAGCCTAAATTTTTGTTTGGAATTAAAAATGGCTAAGAAATATGACAAAGAGGCGCTGCTGCGGGATTGGCGGGCGGGGACATACCGGACGAAAGATTTGCTGGCACACGCCTATAAAATATCGCCGACCCGCGTTAAGCAGCTGACCAAAGGCATCGGGCAGGATTTAGTGCCGATAGTGACTGAAAAATTTGAGCTGGAACAAAAGGTTAGGCTTCTTACTGACGAAGAAGTGACGGTAATTGACAAAAATGTGACGTTTAAGTTACGTTTGCTCGATGACGTGCAGCGGTTTGGGCATAAGGCCATGATCAAAGCGTCGGCGTTGCTGGACGCCGAAGAGACCGGCCAAGGGTTTAAGGCGATTGTGGAAGGCGTGGACAAGCTGACTGTGACGCACGGCCTGAACCCCCGCTTTGCCAACGGCACCCATATTGAGATCAACAACGCCAACAGCGCCAAGGCGGGCGCGGCGGCTGCGGTTATCCCGGACAACCCCATCGAGGCGGCGCGGGTTTATGGGGAAATTATGGGCGGCGCATCCCTTTGACCGGCTTGTTGGGCAAACTAGCTGCGAATGCCGCACCAAGCATCGGGCAGTAAGTCAGAGCCTCCAATCCGCGTTTTCGCCAAACAATTGGGTTGGTGCGGATTAATAAAAATCAACGACTTAAGGATAACTTACTTGAGAGGCTTGCGAAACGACATGATATTGACAGCCGCGATGAAACAGGACTACGCCGCTTCTAGTTCACCGATCAAATCCGGGTGGTTACCGATGAGCTTTAACAGGCACAGCACACCGCCCGGCGGGGCGAAACGGCCTTGCTCCCAATCGCGCAGCGTGGCCACCGGGGTCAGGATGCGTTCGGCAAACGCCTGTTGCGACAAGCCGGTTTTGGCGCGGGCTGAACGGACTAAAAGCTGCTCAGCCGTGGTTACCCTGCCACTACCTGCCTGCATTTCAGCCAGCCCTTGCCGGAGGTCATCCAGCGCCATGCCCGCATCGGCCTCAATCGCCTGCGCTATTTTTTCAATGTCCATGTCACACCGCCTTTTTGATGTCACTGGCTTGGATGTTGGCCTGATCCGCCTTTGGGTACAGCGTGACCAGCACCACCGTGCCTTGCTCAGTCAAGTTGAAATAAATCACGCGGACACCGCCGCGCTTGCCTTTGCCCGCCACCGACCAGCGGACTTTACGCGCACCGTCCGCGCCTGGGATGACATCGCCTGCCGTGGGATGCTCGGCAATCCAGGCGATAAACGCCATACGCTCATCTTCCGACCAGATTTTTTCGGCCTGTTTTTGAAAAGTGGGGGTTTCAATAACGGTTCGCATGAAAGGCATTGTACGGGAATCCCGTATAGTGTCAAATTTAATACGCGGGTTGACAGTACCGTTGCTCTGGACTATGCAGTTATCCAACTGCCCCACATTGGGCAGGCGGGATTGGTCTCCTGAATTACTGAGGCACAGCCGCAACCCTTTGCGGTTTTTTTGTGCCTATTGCACAGCCTCCAGTTATGGTGGGCTGGGCGGAGCAGCCGCAAGGCTGGCCGGCGCCGCAGTTCCGGTAGACCAACTTCGCTCAGTCCGCCGCCCTATGATTGATCTCGTTCGGTGGCGGGTTTATAACCTGCTTACAGGAACTGCAACCATGAACACCCAATTAATACCCGTCTTCGCTGGCGAACTGTCCGGCACACCTGTAGAACTCGTTGATGCGCGTTTGCTTCATATATTTTTGGAATCTGCCCAAGAATTTGCCAATTGGATAAAAAACCGCATTGAAGATTATGGTTTTATCGAAAACCAAGACTATTTGATAATTTTGTCAAATAGGTCTGATGGTCGTGCTGGCAAGCGCCGCACCGACTACCACCTCACCCTCGACATGCGAAAGAACTCGGCATGATCGAACGCAACGAAAAAGGCCGTCAGATACGCCGGTATTTTTTGGAGATGGAACGGGTAGCACAAACGCAATCTGTTCAAGGCAAACTGCCCGCACCCAAACAAAAAGCCATACCCCCAGCAGAAGACTCGCCGGAAGTGGTGGCGGCCATCGAAACCCGCGCAATGGCGATGAGCCTGCGCCATTACGAACACAACAAGGCGCAACTGCGCGAAGCAGTCAAGAAATTCGGCCAAGGCAAGGTCAACGAAGATTTGCTGCACCTCATCCAGACCATTGAATTGCCCGACAGCAAACTGGTTATCGTCCACCGTAACACGCTATGGCGTCTGACTGCCCGGCTCGCCACAGCATTGGATGCCGTGCATACGCTGGAGCAAGAAACAGGCATGAGCTGGTACGGACGTGACGATGACGCCCCAGCGCCGAGGTTGGGCGCAACGGCAACCGACCAAAATCGCCAGTCGGTGCTGGAGGCGGTGATGCGGTTTGGGCAGGAGGGGTTAAAAGAAGCGTATCTGCAAAACTATTGCCGCCCGTTTAAAAAACTACCCAAAGATAAACGGGACGAACTGGTCAACCAACTGATTGATGACGGCGATCTGGTGCGCGTGTCGGTGAAAATGCCGTCAGGCCAAATAGCTAAGCGGCTGGTGTTTGGCAAGTTTGTTAAGGGGGGCAGTATGAGTGAAATGGCTTTAACTTTGCAAGGCGGCAAACACATCTACCTTCTTGCTGTTTTTAACCGTTTAATATTAAAAGGTTTTTTCAAATGCGTTAGACAGGCGTTAGATGCCTTGCTTAACGCCTTTGAGGCCATTAAAACTTTTAAAATCAAATGGTTATTGCAAGGGTTAGGCGTTAGACAAGAATTTACTAGTTTTAGAGATATTATAGAAAAATAAATAACCTATAAGGTCCAACGTCTAACACCGTAGTTTTTTTATTATAAAACAATTAGTTAAACTATCAAGGTGTTAGAAATTGTCGTCTAACACCTGTCTATGACCTTATTTCTGACTTTTTGGACGGCCAATGACCTCGTTACCGCAAAAACTATCGCGCCTTTGAACAGGTTGTAATGGCAAACCTTAATTAAGCCGGACATACAATCACCACCTCCCAAATCGTGACACGATACTAGGCGGGACTACACAGCCCTGCCTAGTAGAACATGGACACTAAAACCGCCTTTAACACCCATGCGCCCGCTGATGAACGCGCTGACGCGCTCAGTGCGCTGCACGTTGGCCACCTCCCCGGCGTGTCGGAATTATTGCCGATGGACACCATGGCGGCATTGATCGGGCAATATGCCAACGCCAACCCTTTGGCAAAAGCCATCGACCCGGCATTATCCCCCTACCCTAGCCTTGCGGCAAATGGCCGCGCAAACGCCTGTGTTAAATGCCGTCATCAACACCCGCGCCAGGCAGGTTTCGCGGTTTTGCCGCAAAAGCGAATCCGATAATAGCCTGCCCAGTTTTGAGATCCGCCATATTGACCGCAAGCATGAAATCACTGGGGGCGAACATGCCAAGCTGGATTTGCTGGGCCGGTTTGTGTCCAATTGCGGGTTTGAATTTAACGCCCGGCAACACCGCAAGTTAGGCCGGGACACGTTTGCCCAATTGATGCCCAAGGTGGTGCGCGATAGCCTGATATTGGATTCCGTGGCCATCGAGACCGAACGCCGCAATGACAAACAAATGGGCTTGGCGGGCTTTTACGCCGTGGACGGGGCCACCATCCGGTTATGCCCGGAAACCGGCTACAACAACGACCCCGACCTTTTCGCCGTGCAAGTGGTGGGCGGCCTGGTGCGCACGGTTTACGGCCATGACGATCTGATTTACGAGCCGCGCAACCCGCGTAGCGATGTGCTGTCATGCGGATACGGGATGCCTGAGACTGAGTTGCTGGTGCGCGTGGTCACCGGCTTTTTGAACGCCATGGCGCTCAACAACAATATCTTTGACAAGAACAGCATCCTCAAAGGGGTGTTGCACATGTCCGGGCAATATCAGCCACAGGACATCGAAGCCTTCAAAATGTACTGGCAGTCGATGGTGCATGGCGTGGACAACGCTTTCGCCATTCCGTTTTTATGGTCGCCCAATCAAGATTCCAAAGTGTCGTTTGAAAAGTTTGGCGTGGACTTCAACGAAATAATGTTCGCCACAAGAAAGCCTGGCCAAAGCGTTTTTTGATCACGAATGCGCCCATGAAACAGACCTTTTGCACAAAGCCCACCCCGACGGCCAACACGACATTTTCGAACCACACGAAAACCCGTTCATCCGTGACGGCGTTGAAGCTTTCACCGAATCGGGCATGTTCCGGTTGTCGGCGATCCGGCAAGACCTGGACGCTTGGTTAACCGGGCAGAAATTCACCGGCCATGCCGCCTTGCCCGCGCCGCCCGCCCAATGGTTGTATTTGCCACAATGGACGCAAGCACAAGCGGACGCCATTGACGCCTACCTGTCCGGCCTGCCGATTGAAGCCTTCACCGGCAACGATTACGGCCTGCTGGTCAAGCTCTTGGTTTACCGGCACATGCCGGAAGGCGCATTGATTGACGAAGCCCTGAGCTATGCGGCGCAAAACTTGGCATTAGGTGCGGCGCAGTCACAATGGCAAGCGCAAAACAGTGATGCCGCCATTCCACAAGCGCAATTGGCCCGGCTTCATAACGCAATGCCGTCCACGCTGGACGGCATTGCCACCGCGTTGCGGCTATCGGAAACCGGCCAAGCCATGGTGCAGTACGGCGCGGCGCGGGCGGCTGAAAATGTGGTGGCGTTGGCCGATGACACCCGCCGGGCCTTGCAAAACACGCTAATGGACTGGCAGGTGAAGAAAACCGCCGGTGACCCCGCCGCCACCGTGGCAAAGCTCCAGCAAACGTTGTTTGACAAGTTCGCCACGCTAAACCGCGATTGGCGGCGCATTGCCATCACCGAAGCCGGTGAAATGGCGCTGCAAGGCTTGGTGTCCGCCACCCCGCCCGGCACTCGCTTAAAGCGTATCGAGCAATACCGGGGCGCATGTTCCTTTTGCCGGAAAATCAACGGGCAAATCATGACGGTGGCCGCCCCCGACAAAACCGGAAAAGACGGCCACACCGAAATCTGGGAAGGCAAAACCAATATTGGCCGCTCCCAAGCCAAAAACAAGCGCACTGAAAACGGCCTGGTGTCAAGAAAGCCATCCAAAAAGCGTTCAACCCGTCCCCCGACACCGGCGGCCCGGCGGAAATCATTTTTGTCAACGTCAATCCGGTCACGATGTCACCCGCCGAATTGATGTTGAAGGACACCACCGCGCCCACGGCGCTGGACGCCATCAAGGTTTTTGCCGACCAAAACTATTTGGGCCCCAAAGGCGCGGCCATCTCCATCAAAATTGAAACCGGCGCCTTGACCAGCCTATCCTTTTCTTCCAAAAAGGTCACGGTAACCCTGCCAAGCGGCCAAAAGTTGGTTAAAGACAGGGTTATCCAGCGGTTGTTTAGGCTGCAATATGCCGGTGCGGCCACGGCCGCAACCGCCACCGTCACCAGCACCAAGCTGACGGTTACGGTGGACGCGCAATCAACCGACTTGCTGTTCACCACCTACCCCACCGTTGGGGCGTTGGTCAACAAACTAAACACTATCACCGGCCTGACGGCGGCGGTGCTGGGCGAGAACAAAAGAACGGCGGCCACCACCTTGGACGCCGTTTCCGCACAGGACATAAAGACCGCCACCCACCACTTTAGGGCCGATGTCATGGCTATGGCGAAGGCCATTAACCAGCTCCAGGGCGTCACCGCCGAAAAGCAGCCGGGCGCGTTCAAAGACTTGGCCAACATCGGCAACACGGCGCTGGTCTATACGGATGTGCTGGACGCCACCAACACCGACTGGCAAACGGGGATTGACCTGCTCCAGCGGTTTGACGTGGATTGGGTTGTGCCGTTAAGCGGAAGCGACACGGTGCATGAGATGGTCAAGGAACACTGCGTGTTCATGAGCGACACGGTCAACATGGAGCGCCGCGCGGTTGTCGGCAAAAGCGACAACACCGACGGGACGCTCGACCTGAACGCCATCAATTACGCCGACACGTTGCGCAGCAACCGGGTGTCGCTGGTGCATCTGGGCATTTATGACCGCAATGACAGCGGCAAGAACACCTTCTACCCGCCCTACGTCACCGCCGCGTTGGTGGGCGGCATGATGTGCGGCGTAAGGCCGGGCGAGCCGTTGACCAATAAGCGCATCCACTGCACGGGGATGCAGCGTTGGTTGCTGAACCCGACCGAAACAGACCCGCTTATTGACGGCGGCGTGTTGGTGCCATGGCGCACGTATGACAACGAATTTCGGATTTTGCAGTCCATCACGACGGCGGTCAGTTATGACGAGGATGGCACCTACAATTTCAATCAGAATGAAATGTCCGTCGGTGCGGCAACCGATTACCTGTCCAAGGAAATCCGCAAGGTCGCCGATGAGCTGCGCGGCCAAAAGAACACCCCTTATTTGCCGCTGGAACTGAAAGCCCGTGTTGAAGCACGGCTGAAACAATTGGCGACCCCTGAGCCGGAAGGCGAGGGCATTTTGATTGGCGACGATGACAACCCCGCCTTCCAGGGCGTCACCGTCACGCAGGGCACCGATTGGATGACCGTTGAATTCCAGGCGTCTCCGGTCGTCCCCGCCAACTACATCGGCATTGTCATCCACACCGCGCCCTACCAAGGCGCCGGAACCGTTTAATAAGGAGCAGCTACCATGGCTACAGAGAACTTAATCACCCAGTCAGGCAACCGGATTGTCCTGACGTTCGACGGCATCACCGTGGGCTTGGTGCAGAGCATCCGGGCGTCCGAGGACTATTCGCCGGAACCCGCCAACGGCATCGGCGATATTGCGCCCTTGGAATACGTGCCGACCATGGCGCGGTATCAGGCGCAGGTGTCCAAAATGGTCTTGCGCAACGAGGCCATGCGCAAGGCGGGCTTGGTTTACGCCAACGCCGATGACGCGCTGAAAGGCCGCGTTTTTGACATTTTGATCATCGACAAGACGACCAAGGACTTGCTCCGCAAGATCGGCGGCTGTTCCTTCGCCTCAGGCGACGTGGAAATCCGCAAGAACGCCATTGTCATGGCAAACGTCAATTTCATGGCGTTGTCGATCAGCGGCACCGGATTATAAGTTTACTTTTACCGCCACCCCACTGCATAGCCCGCCTAGCGCGGGCTTTTTTTTGCCCGGTGATGTCGAATTCGGGCAAATCGGCGATTTTAATTTTATCGGTCATGGTTCAATCTTACGGCACGGTCAAACCAGCCTAACATCCAACTGTTTGCCTAAAGCCTTGGCGTATTTACGCAAGGTGGCAAGGCTGGGGGAATGCTTGCCGGACACCAGCGAGGCTTCCAGCCTTGCCACCGCCGAGGCTTTTGTCCCCATACGCTCGGCGACCTGCGCCTGGGACAATCCGGTTTCGCGGCGGGCAGAAAGGATCATGTCCAGCATGGGCATTTCTTCGCGTTCGATGCGCTCGTATTCGGCGCGGACTTCGGGATTGGATAGTGCAATGGCTTTCAGTTCTTCATGGGTTCGCATTTTTGACCTCCTTCATTCGGGTTTCGGCAAGCCGCCGTTCTTTCGGCGGGGTTTTTGGGGTCTTTTTGACAAAGCTGTGCAGCATCACGATACGCTTGCCAACCAAGGTGCAGTAAAACACGCGGGCAATACCATCCGCGCCTTTCAAGCGCAATTCAAACAAGCCGCCGCCAAAGGCTTCGGTATGTGGATCACCAAGATTCGCACCAACCGAAATCATCCTGTCAGCCAAGCTGAAATAGCGCGCCAGTAGAGGTATCGGGAAGAGAAAGCACATCGTTCTCGACGGCTTCGCTGTAATAGGTGATGGTGTAGTTCATGGCTAGCATGATAACAAATTTGTTAATAGCTGGCAACCGCCACTTGTTGACAGCCGCGCCTTTTTGGGCGTATGCCTTGCGCCGCAACCTCGTTATCTTTAATCGAAAATACCTTTCCCTCTAATGTCCTGGATGAACTCCAGTAAATCTTCAATATCTTCCTCAGTAAACCGTAAGAAAACCCAACTCGCCTTGCCCGGTTGCCTGACCACCGACACCCAGGACGAAATCAAGCAACTGATCCAAGACCGCGCCGCCGTATTGCCACGCGAAAAACAAGCCGGTTTCGTCATCTCGATGTGGAGCGCGTTGGGTACGCACTTTGGCGTCAAAAAAGAGAAAGGCGACAAAACGCCCGCGTACAAACGCATCCCCGAAGGGGCCCGATTGGAATGCCTGTCCTTGATTGCGCGGCTGTCGGCAGATAACTTAGTGACCCTAACCACGGAAGCCTTTGAGCAAGCCGTCCAAGAGCGCGTCCAAGCCCTGCCTGCGCCAGAACTATCACTAAGCACTAAAATCAACGAACTCATCGACACCAAAATAAAAGTGCTGCAAGGCAAGCTACTGCCCAAACAACCGCTTTTAAAAGACGGCGAGATGATTGTCAGCCAATCTGCATTACAAAAAGCCTTGCGTAAGGCTTATGGCGATGCCATTACGTTTAAAAGCTATAGAGAACTGACCATAAAAGTGCCGGAATATGTTTATGAGGCCAATGAAAAGGCGTTTTTTAACGAGTTAAGCGGTTAAGCAACTGCCCCGCACTAAGCCCGCCCTGCGCGGGCTTTTTTTTGCCCAAAGCATCGTGACTGGACAATAAGCCCAGTTAAAAGAAGCGCCAAGGGTAGCCATGTTCCAGATTAAAGATTTTGCCTCCATCGCCGCGTCCATGATGAATTACGCCAAGGCGACCCAAGGCCGGATCACCGATTTTACCGTCGGCTCCGTGGCCAGGACGCTGATGGAATCACCGGCCATTGAAATTGAAGAGCTGTACCAGCAAATGTGGCTGGGCTTAAAAGAGGCCATACCGACCGCCGTGTACAACGGCTTTGGCTTTGCCAAGCTCCCGGCACAAGCGGCGCGGGGCGTGGTGTCCGTCAGCTTAAGCCCGGGCCCTGCGCAAACCATCGGTGCGGGCGCCCGTTTTGTCACCGGTTCAACCGGCTATCTGGCCACCACGGATGTCGCGGTCACCACTGGCCAGACCACCGTGCTGGTGCCGGTGGCGGCGGAAACCGCTGGCATCGCCCCGCCTGTGCTGCAAAATGACCCGTTCGCCGCCGCGCTGCCCCGCTCTCTTGGCGCCGTGGCCCATGCCGCCTTGCAGCAAGCATTACCGATACGGATATTAGGGTGGCTCAAACAATCGATGTGAGGATTTATTTATGATTAATTTACATCAATATTTTCAATCACTTATTCCGAAATCACGGCAAATTATCGAAATAATCCAAGAGGAACACGATGACGGCTATCCCTTATGCATGACACTTGCCAACCAGCCCATTAAAGCGTTAGGTACGGCTGGGCGCAGTTCGGGAGAAAAGGTGTATATTGAGATAGATCCCAGTTCAGGCGCAAAAATTATCGGTAATGCACCTGACGTGCCTATTTATAATTTTGATGTTTTGTTGGCTGACTGGTTAGGCTGAAAATATGACGCTGAAGAGGACGTTAATTATCCGGTTGATTACACATTTGATGCGGTCAATAATTTTGTGCATTCGCCGGGGGTGAATTTTGAAGAATTGCAATATTGCTGCTTGGGCATGGCGACCGAGATTGAGAAACTAAATACACGTTTGCAGCAAATCAGAGATTGGTATGACCGCGACGGATCGGTTAGCGGTCTATCTCAATTGATGGATTAATGTGAGTCCGGTTTTTTCGCAAATTAACTGCTTATTTTTCGCAAATTATGTGGTGCGCTACATGTCGAACCCTAAACCAAAACACAAAAGGTAACGCCCATGTTGCATACTAACAATCCCATTATCAAACATAAAGCAGGGCTGTTAAACCTGGCCCAAGAACTGCAAAACGTATCCAGGGCATGTAAAGGGGCCAGAAAAGTCTGAACCAAATCTAATCTGACAGGCACCCTCAAAACTGGGTAACTGTCAGATCAAGTCTGAGCTAGTACAGAAAGTTTGAAGTTTGCAGCTTCCGACAGCTTTGTTAAGGAATTCGATAGCCGCAATCATTTCAAGCTTATTCTGTGGGTTTCCCGATAACCAGTCATAAGCCAGCACCATATTGTTATCGAGTTCGCTCATGCTTTTGGGGTATCTGGCTTTGCCGGATGCTTTACCGGCTTTGGCAGCGCGTTTTTTGCGGCCTTTTTCGTCTAGCGGCATCAATGACACTCATCCAAGCGTAAACCATCCAAAAGGGCTAACCGGAAACAGGCCGGATGAATCCCGCTTCTCACCCCGTCGGGCTATCCGGTTAATTTGTTGCCGCCGTGTTAGCGGTAAATGTCTTTTCGGTGTCCGATTTTCACTATTTGAACGATCAACTGAGTATTAAAAACAGAATAGATAACGCGATAATCACCCTCTCGCACTCGATAAATGTTAGCCATCCCTGAAAGTTTCTTGCATCCGTCTGGGTAAGGGGTTTCGCTTAATGAGTCAAATCAATCGGCTAATGCTTTGTATAACGGGCTTTGGCAGGTTAAGCAGGGCTTTTTTAGCCGATTTTTTAAACTCAATGTCATAGCAGGTCATTTTCGTACAACTCCTTTTTAACCTGCTCCCACGGTATCGTTTCTTCGTCCCTAAGTTCTGCAATCGCCGCCAAGTCTTCCAAGTCTTCCATGAGGTCTTGATAATCTTCAAGGGTCAAGATAACGGCGGTTTTATCACCGTTTGAGTTGGTTATAAATTGTGGTTGTGTCGTCAT